ACCACAATGATGTCCAACTTATGCTTCCTACAGGGGGCTCACGACCCCCGCTTGATACTTCTTGCGCCTGTTTCTCAGTTTCTGCAATACTGCGTGCGGTTTCACTGGGGCTTGCAACAGATGGGGCGGTAGTAGATGCTGTTAATGTATCTAGATCATAGAGTCCAGCAACTGGGCCTGTAGATAAACTCCTCGCACCTGCGGGGCCAACATTTGGATCTACCCCTCTACTTCCAGTGAAGGTGCTAGTGCCACCCAAATCACTCAATGAAGTTGGTGCCTGAGTTAATCCTCTAGCTTCAGCTTCCTGCTGAACAAGTGCATCAAATGCAGGTGACGTTTGAACTGTAGATGGCGCACCACGTGGAGTTGAAGACACCGGAGATGTCACGTTTGACATGACTCCATAGCCAGTCGCATCGTAAAACGCCGCCTCTTCAATCATGTCATTATACGCAGTTGGGTTAGACTGAGCTAAGCTTTCGCCGTACATCTCTTGTACTGCAGTCTCAGCATTGCCCGCTAAGCCTGAGATAGATGTCTGACCCTGTCTTGTAGATTGCTGTCCAGTATTAATATCTACCTCAGTAACTGCTGGGCCAGTCTGGATCTTTCCGCCCGATGCTGTAATCGCCGCCGCAAGTCCCGGACTCATGCCCATGTTGATGCCAGACTCGATTGAATTGGCAACGTCACTTTCTGACATAGAAGTGATACTACCAGTCTCACTTAACACAGCAGATAGCGTTGGGTTATTCTGAGCGAGTGTAGTGCCAACTGTATCTTTTAACTCTTTGTTTGCTTTATAACCTCTGTAAGCAGATAACGCTAATCCGGGAAGGTTGCCGGAGAGAACACTAGCCGCCGCACCTACTCCAACCTTTAACATACTAGAATTGTACTGATCAACTGCTTTTGCAGTTTTACTTTCTGGGTTTAATCGAGCGAGAGCACGTGCCGTGCCTACAACAGGATCTACATTAACTGTTTGATCTTCCGGCCCATCGCCACCTCCATCCCCAGTAACTTGTGCGGTAGGTACACCAGTCTGAGTTTCAGGTACTGTGGTAGGATCATACTCCTTGAATCCTTCAGGGATAGGTACAACAGGCTCACCATTAATAAATGTGAAAGAGCGAATCTCTCCATTAGGACCGATGTACTGTTTAGTCTCGTAGGTAGGCATGCCCGGAACTGGGCCTGATCCGCCGGGTGTGACAACTGGAGCTTCAGGTAATGTTGTATCAGTACCCGGTGCTGTTACACCCGGAGGTAGGAATCCAGTAGCTGGTGTTTGAACACCCGGTGTCTGAGGTGTCATTCCTGCCAAACCGCCGACTTGGAATTCTTGGCGGTCATCCCCCTCATCTTCCTGATCTAGCTCATCAATAAACTTATCAATATCATCATCAAAGTCAGTAGTATCTGAGATGGTAGCTTCTTCACTATTGCCCATCTGACCCATGTCTTCCATCTTCTGAAGACCTTCTTTGGCCATGTCCCGCATCTTCATGATATTCTCAAGGCCGATGTAGCGCACAACGTCAGCAGGGAGTACAAACTCACCCTCACTCAATTGGGCGGGAATATCATCACGGACTTCTTTCTGAGTTGAGCCTGAAGGTACATCATTGCCCGATACTGGGTCTACTGAACCGCCCTCATCTTTCAGGCCACCCTCTTCAAAGATGTCCATCTGGTCTTCATATTTTTTAGCCATTAGCTAAAGCCTCGTCTCGTAGATACTTCATTGAGCGCAACATTTGTATTGCACCCTGTGCTTGATGAATAGATATAATGTTATCCGATTGCTCCAGTTTTTTATGTTGTTCGGATATCATAATGTCCAGATACTCACAGTAAGCATCCCACTGCCGATTGTTACTGCAGAGGGACTTGAGCTTGCTGACCACCTTCTGCCGGTGCTGGTTGTTGTTGTTGCTGTTGTTGCTCATTTCCTGTAAATCCTTGTTCGCCCGGTACTGGTGCTTGACCAATACCAATGTTACCGCCGCCAGTTCCTGCTGTATCTGCTACGCCCGGTACACCGCCCGGTGCTTCAGGTGGAGGTGGTGCATTCTGTTGCATTAGCTGTGCTTGCAGTGCGGCTTCTTCTAGTGAATTAGTAACCTTGTCAGGATCAAGATCCATCGACTTAGCAATCTCTCGCACGATGTAAGGGAACTTAGCGAATGGTGCGAGAGAAGGATTAGAAGCAACCTGCAAGAATTGCATCAGTCTCTGTGAGCGAACTTCGTTTGCCATCAGAGATTCAGTACCTCGGGCTTTTACTTCAAGGTCACCACGAATCTCAGAATCGAAGTCAAACTGCATATTAAATGAGAAGAATGCCTTACCGATTGGGCCTAGCAGATAATCATCCACATTCTTAATGACAGTCTTAATCCCGCCAGCCGCCGCATTCATTAGCATAGAGATACCTGACGCAGTACGGCCTACTCCTGACACCCCAGTCTGGCCATGTGCGAAAGAGGGTAAGCCTGTTGACTCGTCCGCTAACACACGGGCTTTGTCAAACAACTGCATGTTCTCACCAGATACATTTGGGAACTTAGTACCGAAGATCGCCTGTCCCGGCGCACCGCCCTGTCGGCGGAAGACCTTGCCCGGATATACGGACAAGTCCTGCCCCGGTACTAGGTTTGTCTCATCAATCTCAATTAACAGATTTCCTGAGAGAACAGCATTGTCCACAGCCATACGCATGAATCCGTTCATCAGTGTTTGTGTATCGTCCATGTTTTCTGCGATACCAACACCGAAGAATGAGTATGGGTTCAACTCATACGGGACTGCATAGTATGGAATGCGGGCAGGCTTAAACGGATTGATGACTGCACGAAGGATGCGTCCATTGCAATACCAAATGTTCGCTTGTACTTCATCCAACTCAGACATCTCATCTGGTATTTCGACCCCAGCTTGATCGAGCGTCTCACTGTCGATAGTGCCCCAATACTCAAGCACTTCAAATCGCTCAATATCGTGATCGGTTGTGTAATCACGGAGGTCATCTTCCCAGTATTTCTTAATGTAACCTTCACCCATTTCGATGACATCATCAACGACTGACCCACGGAAGAATGGACGCTTCTTTAAAGATCGCAGTTGTGAGCGTGACATCTTGTGTCTTTCAATTACATACTGCGCTTCTTCCATGTTAGCCGCATCTGGGTCTGGATAAAAGTTCCATACGGAGACATGGGACGTTGAGGGCATGGTTTTGATTACTGGACTGTATACCCCTTCCTCGTCCCAATTCGGGTATTCCTTGTCGGTGGCAAACGGACCTTTCATGATCCCAGTGCCGAACAAGGCCATTTCAAATGCTGTAGATCTTAACTTCTTAGATGCTTGAGATTCTTCTAACTGATCGTGAATCTTCTTCTGCATCTTCTTAGCCGCAACCATTGCAGGATAAAAAGTAACACTAGACGGTGTGACACCAGTTCCTGACTTCAGTCCTTCGACCTCACTTAACTTGTCTTCAAGTGGGCCTAAGTTTTTCTGTGCGAGGGAGGAGAGTGTAGCACCGGGAGGTAAGTCCTGACCGTCGCCTGCAAAGCCATATGGAGATACTGGCTGACCTGTCTGCTCGTCCATTTGATTTTGCTGAGGATCAAAGTGAACAGATTCCTCAACATTTTCCGGTAGGCGTGTCGGCTCTACAGTTAATGGGAATGAGTTGTTAGCAAACAATACGTCGATGATCTGACCGTATGCGGCAAGTACCTTTGTCTTAGTTACCTTGATGAAGACACGAGATTTCTCAGCTTCAGTAAACTGAACGTCAGGGCCATAAATACCACGGTAGTTACGATACGACTGTAACCATCTATCCTCGTCTTGGCGACGAGTGTCCTCAGCCTTGGTGTACTTTTCCATGATGTACCGGACGAGTCCAGTCAATTCAGGTGCTTCTTCAGAACGCTCTTCGACATCATCTAATGTAATTTGCGCATCAGATGCTTCAAAGATATCGTCTTCATCTTCCATATTTAATATCCAAATGTAGAATCGGCTGGTACGTAGCTCGATGGTTTTTGGTGAGTGGGATCAAAATCCCAGATTGAGAACCTAGGGCGGGACATTATCCCATAACGCAATGCGTCATATAAGTGATCTTCAGATTTTGTATCAATGTCTTCTGGATTCTTTTTGTCCAGTGGAATGATCGGTAGCTGTGCAACTAGGTTAGTACATGTGTTGAAGAATACTAAGCGAGGCTCATTACTGTACTCATCAACTTGTAATCTTCTGTGTAGTTCATTCTTACCTGCAACACGAGATCCTGCAGAACGATCTGATGGTCTCCAGCGACATCCTTTCTGAATCATCTGTTCAGCTAGTGATGGTCCTGTATCACCTCGCTTATGCCAGCAAGAGCTATCTAGTACCCCGTACTTGATGTTACCGTCATTCGCTTCAAGTTCAAGGACCATATCTGCAAGATCAGTTGCCAAGACTTTACTAACATATAGCTCACGATAGACAATAAGCTGTTCATCAGGAGTACAGGCAAACCATACAACAGCAGAAAAGGAGCCGTAACCGTAATCGCAAGCACGGAACTTAACCCAATTGTTAGGTATATCAAAAGGCTCCACCACGTGGATAGCCCGATCAAACTCGGTAAACGCCGCACCTTCTGCGACATCCCAGTTACCCTCAAGTAATTGTTTGCGTTGATGCTCAGGTAATGACAAGAGCATCGCTTCATAGTCACCCTGCTCATACAGATGAGGGTTATCTGTTAACATTGCAGGAATGAACCTGCGCTTAAATAATGGTTGACCGGCCTTTGAATGATTCGGAGGATAACACAAAGTCTTCCCAGATTCAATGTCCGTAGCATTAAAAGATTTACCCGGAGGTGCTGGGTCGATAAACATCTTCTTAACCCATGCATGTCCGGGGCCACCGGGGTTTGTAGTCGCTCGCATATACGTAGGTAAATCACCTGCAGTACTACGCAAACGTGAGCGCATGTAATCCCATGCGAATGGCGTATGCCACTGTGTCAATTCGTCGAAACCAATCCAGCTAAATGCCTGTCCTTGATAGCGAAGTACGTCTTCATCCCTGTCGAGATACGAAAACCAGAGTCTCGCACCTGATGGGGCAGTCCACTGCATCTTACGCTCTGACCATTTAATGCCCGGCCAAATCTTCGGATACATCTCCTGAGACTTCCATACAAGCTCCCTAAGCTCCTCATTGGTGTGTCGCAATAGCAACCCACTAAAGGAGGGGTGACCCATGAACCTGAGAGGATCTGCAAGCATTGCGTAGGACTTACCTCCACCTGCCGCACCACCGTACAGAACTTCACGCTCACCGGACGCTAAGAACTCAGTCTGAGGTCCGGCATTCGGTTTGAAGATTACATTCTGTTCTTCAGGTCTAATAGGCTCAAACTCAGGTTCCTCATGAGCATTCTCACGAATCTCAATCTTCGGTTGTTTCTTCGCTTGCTCCTGCGCCTTCAGCTTCTCTTTCCGTAATTCGGGATTGCCTTGCGCCGACTCTTGACCTTTCAAGGATTTCCGCCGTGGTGATCGCCTTTTCGTACCTTCTGGCCCACTCACGGAGAGTTGAACTTCGTCTTTTGTTGGATTGCTCACTTTCGATTCGCTTCTTCAAGCCCATATGGGAAATGCTACGATCCGTCTGCTTAGTCAGCCAGTTCGCAACTTCCCTGTAGCTGTATTGCTTCAAGTATTCTTTAGCCTTCTCCAGTGCTCGTAGCTCTCTAGGCACTGGTAATAACATATCGTTATCAGAAGGGTCTTCCTTATAACCAAATGGAATAGTACGTGCTATCCGTGGTATAGGCAAGAAGTCCTCATCTGCAATTGCTTCAGGTGGCTGTGGGAGTATCCATTTACCTGCTGAGCGACTAGTCGTCATCTTCACTCACAGATTTCTTAGGTGGTAAAATCATAACACCGCCAGAAGACTCAACTTGTACCTTCTCAGACTTGATGATACCAACACGATCCATGACTTCTTTAGCCGCTTGCATCTTTTCTTTAATGCCTAGCTCAGTAGGATCAATCATCGCACCTACCATAGACATAGCCGCACGAGGTGCGTTAGACGCTAAGTACATGTTCGTATGATCTAAGATCTCATCTTTTAATGCTTCAACAATCTGTGCTGTGTGCTGATTGTCTGAGTAACCAGCCAGACGCTTAGCCTCAACGAAGCTACCACGTGCCTCTTCAAAGAGTACGTCAAGAAACTTCTGTTGCTTTTCTGTCAGCTTGCGCTTACCGCTGGTAGCCATTTTACTTTACCTTCCTGTGTGGTTTTACTTTCTTCGCAACCCTGCTAGGCTGTTTTGAAAACTGTTTGCCTGCTTTCGTAGCTTTGCGCTTGGCTTTCGTAGTGGCGGCATACTCTTTGTCCGATCAGGAGAAGGAAAAAAAAGCACAAGAAG